AAACCAATGAAACCAATCCGTAACAGTGAGATATATAACTTCGGTGAAACATTAGGCTTAGAACGTAATAAGATACTTAACATCATTAAAGAGAGTCGTAATGGTTAGTAAGCCAAAGGTTGGTAAAGGTAAAATAGGTAGACCCACTGTAATGACTCCTGAAGTACTAGGTAAGACTAAGGAAGCATATCTAATGGGATGTTCAACACAAGAGGCTGCAGCATTTGCAGATATTGGTTTTAGGACATTATATGACTATATCGAAGCCAATCCAGAGTTCTCGCAAAAAGTAGACGCATGGAAACTTTCACCTTTCCTAAAGGCAAAAAGGACTATTATAGATAGCCTAGATGATACTAAGAATGCCCAATGGTATTTAGAACGTAGAGCCAAAGAGTTCAAACCTAAACAGGATATGACAACTAACGATAAAGACTTACCCACACCTATATTAAATGGAATAGAGGCAATAAATGTACAAACAAACAACAGCAGTCAAGAAACTACTGGGCTTAACGAAAAGAATTAGAGGGATAGCAGGTGGCACATCGGCCAGTAAAACCATTTCAATCATCCAGATACTTATTCATCAAGCACAGACTGATACAAAGTCTACTCTTACTTCAATCACATCTGAGTCGGTTCCTCACCTAAAGCGTGGAGCAATGCGTGACTTCTTAAACATCATGCAGGAGCACAATTACTTCAAAGATGACAGGTGGAATAGATCAGATTTCACTTATACATTTGAAACAGGTTCTAAGATAGAGTTTTTCTCACTAGATATGCCACACAAGGTGCGTGGACCTAGGCGTGACAGACTATTCGTCAATGAGCTAAACAACATACCGAAAGAAACCTTTGAGCAGTTAGAAGTCCGTACCAAAGACGAGATATGGGGTGATTGGAATCCAACAAGAGAGTTCTGGTTTTACACTGATTACAAAGACAAGCCCAATGTAGACTTTATTATCCTCACTTACAAAGACAACGAAGCATTAGATAAAAACATCGTAGCGTCAATAGAATCACGCAAAGACAATAAGTCTTGGTGGACAGTATATGGTGAAGGCCAAGTCGGTGAAGTAGAGGGTAAGATATACAAAGGTTGGAAGATAGACGTTGATTTACCACACGAAGCCCGGCTAGAACGCAGAGGGTTAGACTTCGGTTATTCACAAGACCCGGCTTGCCTAGTGGATATCTACTCATACAATGGAGGTTATATCATAGACGAACTTATTCACAGGGTTGGCATGAAGAACAGACAGATAGCCGATACACTAATGAATCAACCAGACCCTAACGTAATGTGCATAGCTGACTCAGCCGAACCTAAGAGTATAGATGAGATGACAGAGTATGGCTGTAACGTAGTAGGTGCTAATAAGGGACAGGGCTCAGTCAGTCAAGGTATCCAGTGGGTGCAAGGTCAGCAGATAAGTGTCACCAAACGCTCACACAACGTGCGTAAGTCGTACCAGAACTATATGTGGAAGACAGACCGAGAAGGCAACATACTAAACGTACCAGACCATTACATGAGTGATGCTATGGATGCTATACGCTATGGACTAGAGACTTTCAAGCCCCGGGAAGAACGTGGACCAGCTAAGGTTGTTGGAACATTTGATCAATTTACAGGTCGCAGATTAGATTAAGTTGTAAAAATAAAAGTATTATAATAATAAATATAATTAAGAAAGGATAACAATGGCAGGATTCGACGAAGAGAGAGCAGCAGTTACAGCTAACGGCATACGTACTGACATGTCTACCAAGATTGCTGGTGAAGACCTAACAAACGACGTTCTTAAGACAGAAGACCGTTCTACTTATACAAACATTACAGCAAGTTCGCTAATTAAGACTGGTGCAGGTAGACTTAAAGGTATTGTAGTAAACTCACACACAACTGCAACCATTAAACTATGGGACGGCACAGCAGCATCTACAGTTACTTTATTTAACACTTACACCTTCCCAACAGGCTCAAGTGTTATTAATCTACCTGATGTAGAGTTTTCTACAGGTTTATTCGCAACTATCGTTGGTACAGCTGACGTAACTATACTCTGGAAGTAACATGGCTAACTACGAAGTAACAGCCACTGATGCAACCAAGGGCGCTATTGGTCATATCTCTTTTGATGTTGTCTTAGAAGATGAGACAGTAATCCTTTCTGATACTCGCTGTGACGTACCACTAGATGACTTAGTAGCACAGGATGCTGAACTTACTAGATTCTCTGCAATAGTCATAGACGACTACAATAACCCTGTAGAGGGATAACAATGGCTCGATCTGCTGCATCTAATAGATTAGTAATTAGGGATATGGGCAAATCTGGTTCTTTTGATGGTACATCCACGTATTGCACCGTTCCAATCACTCCATCAGTCACAGCTTTTAGTGTGGCTTTTTGGGTAAAACTTGGAAATGGTAACGCCAGTAATACTCGTATTTTAGATTATCAAGATGGCGGTCCAGTAAACGGATTTACTTTTAATATTGGTTTATCTGGGGCTAGACTTACTTTTGCTCCAGTATTTGGTAATGCAGGCGGAAATATTGGCACATTTAATGTTTATACTGCTGTTCCTGGTGAATGGTCACATCACGTATTAACTTACACAGCTAATGATATGAAATGGTATGTTGATGGAACTCTGTTTGGAACTGATACTTCAGGAACTATGACTGCTGCTGCAACTACTCTAACTATTGGCAGAAGAGCACCAAGTGCTGCTAACTTCTTTAAAGGTTTAATAGATGGATTTGTTTTTGTAAATGATAGAGCAATGACTGCAACAGAGGTTACTACTCTTTACACTGCTGGTGTTCATCCATCAGATACTACTTGTCATATTAGATTCAACGATAATGTTAATGATGAAACAGTTAATGCAAACAATCTAACAGCTAATAACATAACTTACTCTACTGATGTTGTATTAAAAACTCGTTCAACAGCAACTTCTCGTTCTGTAGCATCATCACGCACAACTGCTTGACAAAAGTAAGCCAGAGCGTTATTGTGTACGTATAAAAAGATAATAGGGTGATAATATGGCAGTAAAAACATGTCTGTAGAAACATATCAAACACGAGACTTACCATTGGCAGCGTTTCTGTTATACCACGAAATGGAACTACTAGGGTCAGCAACTACAGCTAAGCCCGGTAGTAATATGATTGTCTTTATTGATAGACCTGATCGCCCCGACCTTATAAAAGCTTTTGATAACGATGCAGAAGTACCTGCTAAGATATACGCCAAATGTATCCACCAAGTAGGTAGAGCCGTCAGAAAGCCTGTTGAGCTATGACTTTAGGACTAGGCATGATAGTCAAAGACGAAGTGGAAGCCTTTGAGCAGATACTTATTAGCGTCTACGACCAGATAGATAAATGCTTTCTAACAGTCACCAGTGAATCACGGCAAGATGAGTTTGAAGACCTAATCGAGAAGTATCCTAAACTAAAGGTTAGTTACTTTCACTGGGTAGCTGACTTTGCTAAGGCTCGCAATTATAACCTCAAACAAATAGATACCGACTACTGGTTCTGGCTAGACTCCGACGACAAGATATTACACGCAGACTTCCTGCCAGATATGGTAGAGAAAATGGACAGAGATAACCTTGATGTAATCTTCTGGTCTTATAACTACATGCAGAACGAAGCAGGCGAATGTATGGCCTTACACGACCGGGAACGCTTAATAAGACGCTCACACCCCTTCAAATGGCTCGGTGCTGTACACGAAACCTTAATAGGTGATCAGCCTGTAGGTGTATACGATGAGAGAATCATAGTCAAACACAACAAACATGTCGATGATGTATCTCAGAGCAGCGAACGTAATCACAAGATACTACTAAGAGAATATAAAAAGATTAAAGACCCACGCACTGCTCATTACTTGGGACTATCTTACTTTGGATTACAAAAGTACGACAAGTCTATCGAGAAGTTCCTAGAACACATCGAGACAAGTGGTTGGGATGAAGAACGCTACCGAAGCTGGTGTAAGATTGCCGAGATACATATAGTCACAGATAACCTTGGTAAGGCTCACGCTGCCGCAAGTGCTGCTATTGACCTACTACCTAGTTATCCAGACGCTTACTACATAAAAGCTCAGATAGCCTACGCCAAAGAAGAGTGGAGTCAAGTAATCGATTGGATGAACACTGCCATATCTAAACCGCAACCAAAGACATTCTCTATCATTGACCCGTCTACTCCAATAAGATGTCTAATATATGCAGCAGTAGCCTACACTCACAAGCTAGAGCCGGTGAACGCTTACGAGACACTCGCAGCTGCTCTCAAGCAATCGCCACGTAACTCAGACGGTAACTACTGGCTACCTCTAATGAAATATAACTACGATGAGCACCAAGCTATTAAAAACATCAGTGAATTAGCTAAGTTTCTAACCGACAACAAAGGTAGTACAAGCAAACTATTTAGTTCTCTACCTGCAGATATGACAATGGATGCTAGAATTAGCAAGATAAAACAACAATATACTAAACCAGTTGTATGGTCAGATAAGAGCCTTGTATTCTTCTGTGGACCTACTAACGATGTCTGGGGACCAGATACTCTTAAAGATGGTATGGGTGGGTCAGAAGAAGCTATTGTCTATCTAACACGTGAGCTTGCCATGCTAGGCTGGGAAGTTACTGTGTATAACGAGAGAGATGATGAGTACATAGACATAGTCGAGCACACTACAGACTTTGTAGATGGTGAACTAAGAGAAGGCGGAGCTGTTGTAAGATACGTACCCTGGAATACAATTAACACTAAAGATACATTTAATAAGCTAGTAATATGGCGAGCACCAGAGCTTGCTAGTGAGTTTAAGGCCAAGCAGATAGTGGTAGACCTGCACGATACAATACAGCCAGAGAGATTAGCCAAGGTTAAAGACGTGGTAGATAAGTTCTTTGTAAAGAGTACCTACCACCGTGGACTATATCCTGAATTACCTGATGACCAATTTATAATACTTGGTAACGGAATCAAGAAAGGGCAGTTTTGAAAAACAATTATTACATACTAATAGACACAGATGATACAGACGTATGCAAAAGATTAGGGCCATACATTACACTCAGTGAAACGTTTGGTATAAAACTCAAGCACCCCGGTTCTTTGATGGTTAAAGAAGTAAAAACTAAGATTGTAGAGGATAGATGAAGATTATAGAAACAGGCTATGGAATATTTATAAAGCGTTGGGGAAAGATATACGAGTACGTTGGTACAGCATGGATGGAAGTACCATTTCTTACAGCTAAGAAGACAGCCAAGTTAAATGAAAAGATAGAGCAACACAATGAAAAGTAACGTTGGATACTTCAGTTCCTATGATCGTGGCTTAGAATGCTTACTACAGATGTGGCCAGAGGTACTCAAACAACTACCAGAAGCCACACTAGACATCTACTATGGTTGGGATACATACGATAAGGTACACGCCAAGAACCCTGAGCAGATGCGCTGGCGGTTTAAGATAACACAACTAATCAACAGCCTAGATGGTGTCACAGAGAACGGTAGAGTAAGCCACCAAGAACTAGCTAAGGTTATGAAAGAGATTAAAGTCTGGGCATATCCGACTGAGTTTACCGAGATACATTGCATCACCGCACTAAAAGCTCAAGAAGCTGGCTGTATACCTGTTACTACCGGCTGTTACGCACTAGAGGAAACCGTACAGGACAACACCTACACCGTTAAGTGTGAAGATATTTATACTAATGTGGATAGACAGAAAGAATATGTGGATAAGTTAGTCGAAGCCTTGAAGGGTGACCACATAACTAAACCTGTGGATAACGTTGATTGGGCTGATGTAGCCAAAGTCTGGGATAAGGTACTGAGATGAGAGTAGCCGTTGTAGCCGTTGCACTTAATGAAGAACGTTTCATTGGTCCATGGTTACAGCATATACCTGATTGGGTAAACACTAAGTGTGTTCTAATTAGTGAGAAGCCTTGGTTTGGTGACCAAAACGTATACAGAGATAACACCTACGAGGTAGCAGAAACTAACGGTGCTATGGTAGTCAAAAGACCATGGGATAGTGAAGAAGAACAGCGTAACTTTGGCCAAGACTTATTTGGTGACTACGACTGGGTTATTGTGCTAGACCCTGATGAGTTCTTTGATGACGAAACTTGGGTTAAACTACACGACTTTATGAAAAACCCCACCGGCAATGACGCCTATTGTGCTGTATCACAGAAAGTCTATTGGAAAGACGGATGGAAAGCTGATCCAGACAGAGATTGCACTCCACTTATTTTAGTCAGACCGAGTGTAAGATTTGTAGATAAACGAGTAGTTGGTACTGGCTTTGGTTTGATAGACATCTACACTCACCACTTTAGCTGGGCTAGAACCGACATGGAAGTATACGAGAAGATAACTCACTACGCCCACGCTAACGACTTTGATACTGTTAAATGGTTTAACGATGTATGGAAGACTTGGGAACCTGGCGTGCAAGACGTACACCCCACCAGTCCAGATACCTTACACAACCTCGTCAGAGCCGAACTACCACCAGAGCTCGAAAGGTTAAACCTGTGGCCCAAATAAAACTAAATCTTGGAGCCGGTGACACCAAGCTAGACGGCTTTATATCTGTAGACAAGTACGACAAGGCTGCTGACGTGCAAGCAGACATT